CATGTGCGCTTGGCCAAGGATGCCCAGCGCCTGAAGAACATGCAGCTCTCCAAGCTGGGCGAGATCAGCGCACTGTCAAGCGTCGAGAAGCCAATCCTCACGCCTGAGCAGGTGGCTGGCCATCAGGTCATGTGGTCCGAGGACAACCTCAAGGACTACCCGTATCTGCTCATCAACCCGATCACCGACCAGAACGGCAACCAGGCCGTCTCGGGCCCGGTGGCCTACACCCGCGCCCCCAACATCCCACCGGCCATGGCCGCGCTCTTGCAGATCACCGAAACCGACATGCAAGACATCTTGGGCAACCCAGCCGGGGCCGACAAGATGGTCAGCGGCATGTCAGGCAAAGCCGTGGAGATGATCCAGACTCGCGTCGACATGCAGGCTTTTATCTACATGAGCAACTTCGCCAAGGGCATGAAGCGCTGCGGCGAGATCTGGCTCTCCATGGCCAAAGAGGTCTACATCGAAGACAAGCGCAAGATGAAGACCATCGCCCCCACAGGCGAGGCCGGTATGGTCGAGCTCATGCAGCCCAGCATCGACCAACAGACCGGCGAAGTCGTCATGGAAAACGACCTCAGCTCCGCCACCTTTGACGTCGTGGCCGAGGTCGGCCCATCCAGCACCAGCAAGCGCGAGGCCACAGTCCGCGCCCTGACCGGGATGCTCCAGATCACAGCAGATCCAGAGACCCAGCAAGTGATCACCGCCATGGCCATGATGAACATGGAGGGCGAGGGCATCAGCGACGCCAATGCCTACTTCCGCAAGAAGCTCCTGCGCATGGGCGTGGTCAAGCCCACCGACGACGAAGCCCAGGAACTCATGGCCGAGATGCAAGGCCAGCCACAAGACCCCAACACGATGTACTTGCAGGCCGCAGCCGAAGAAGCCACAGCCAAAGCAGCCCAGGCCCGAGCCACCACCGTCAAAACCATCGCAGACGCAGAACTCAGCCGGGCCAAAACCGTCGAAACCCTCAGCAACGTGGACATGGATTCTCAAGACCACGCACTGAACTTGGCGGAACAAATCGGCGGCTTTGTCCAGCAACAAACACAGCCAGTTGTCAATCAACCCACAATTGAGTGACAATTGCACACATACGGTTTCCACCCAGCCGTTTTAATGGGTGAGTTTCACAGGGTCAACGATGAACACACAGGCAGATCAGGAGATCGAAACCACAGACGACGACACCGCAGTCATCGAGGACGAGGCCACCGAGCAGCCCGAGGCGCAAGCCGAAGGTGAGCAGGACCAAGCCCAAGACGACGAGGCCGAATCCGACGAGGTTGTAGTCTCCATTGGTGAGGAAGCGCCGCCTCCCGAAGAACCAGCACACGCGCCCGAATGGGTCCGAGAGCTACGCAAGACGAACCGAGAACTCCAGCGCCAAAACCGCGAACTTCAAACCAAGCTGCAAACCACCGCACAGACTGAGACCAAGCCGGTCGTGCTGGGGGCAAAGCCCAAGTTGGAAGATCACGATTACGACGCCGACAAGTTTGAGGAAGCACTGGCCACTTGGTTTGAGCGCAAGCGCAAAGCCGACGAAGCCAACGCCAAGCAAGAAGCTGAAGTTATGAATCAGCAGAAAGCCTGGCAAGCCAAACTGGATGGCTACGGCAAGGCGAAAGCCGAGCTGCGAGTCAAAGACTTTGACGACGCCGAGGCCGTGGCCCAGGAGCTGTTCAACGTCACCCAGCAAGGCGTCATGCTGCAAGGTGCGGATAACCCCGCCCTCGTCGTCTACGCACTCGGCAAAAACCCCAAGAAGGCGCAAGAGCTGGCCGCCATCAAAGACCCCGTAAAGTTTGCCTTTGCGGTAGCGAAACTGGAGAAAGACTTGAAAGTTACCAACCGCAAGGCAGCCCCGCCGCCCGAAAGAATCGTGTCAGGAACTGGCCGAGTCTCTGGGGCGGTGGACTCAACCCTCGAACGGCTGCGCGAAGAAGCTGCCCGTACTGGCAACATGACCAAGGTCGTGCAGTACAAGGCGCAAAAGCGTGCAGCATCTCAAAAATGATTTTTTAAGGAAATACCATGTCCAATAGTTTCTCGAAAGAAGAGCGCGTTGCCTTTGAAGACCTCCTCGAAGGCTTCCAGGATGCGCTGGTTTTGTCCCGTCACGTCGCTGTGTACAACACAGACCAGACAATGATGGAACGCGCCAACAACACCATCTGGCGCCCACAGCCCTACATCGCTCAGTCGATCAACAGCACCCCTGGCACCAGCATCGCTGGCCAATACCAGGGCATGACTCAGTTGGCCGTCCCCGCAACTCTGGGCTACAGCCAGACAGTGCCATGGGAAATGACCGCCCTCGAACTGCGTGACGCTTTGCAAGAAGGCCGTCTGGGTGAGAGCGCCAAGCAAAAGCTGGCCTCTGACATCAACGTGGCCATCATGGGCTCTGCCGCCAATCTCGGCTCTTTGGTTGTTCCAATCGCAGCTGCTGCTGGCGATTACGATGACGTCTCCCTGTGCGACACCATCATGAACGAACAAGGCGTTCCAGATTACGACCGCTTCATGGCCCTGTCCAGCCGCGACTACAACGGCTTGGCTGGCAACCTGGTCGGCACTGCTCGCAGCTTCGGCAACCAGAAGTCCGACAAAGCCTACGAGCGCAGCTACGTCGGCATGGTCGCAGGCTTCGACACCTACAAGATGGACTACGCAAACCGCCTGACAGCTGCTGCCGGCACAAGCAAGACCATCGACACCAACGGCTCCAACACACAAGCGAACTACGCTCCTCAAGCCACCTCCACATCCGTCGGCGGCCAGATCAACGTGGACAACCGCTTCCAGACCGTGACCGTGAACAGCACTGCAAGCATTGCTGCTGGCGACGCTTTCAAGATCGCCGAGGTCTACGCCGTGCACCACATCACCAAGCAGAGCACTGGTCAGTTGAAGACCTTCCGTGTTGTGTCTGTTGATTCCGGCACCACCATGACCATCACGCCTCCCATCATCGGTGCTCAAACCATCGGTGGAACAGGCCCAACCGACGCTCAGTTGCAGTACAAGAACGTAGAAGTTGCCATCGCCGCCGATGCAGCCGCCATCACCTTCTTGAACGTCAACGCCGCTTCGGTGAACGTGTTCTGGCAGCGTGATTCGTTGGAAATCTTGCCTGGCCGTTACGCAGTGCCTTCCGATGCTGGCGTCGCAGTGATGCGTGCAAGCACAGACCAGGGCATCGAGTTGGTCCTGCAAAAGTGGTACGACATCAACAGCATGACCATCAAGTACCGCATGGACACCCTGTTCGGCGTGGTCAACAAGAACCCCGAGATGTCCGGCATCTTGTTGTTCAACCAGTAAACTGGCCAAAAAACTGGGGGGCTTCGGCCCCCCTTTTTGCAATAGGAGAACCCCATGCCATTGACCAAAGGTTATTCGAGCAAATCCATCGGCAAGAACATCAAGATGGAAAAGAAAGCAGGCAAGCCCATGAAGCAAGCCGTGGCCATCGCACTCAGCACAGCCGAGAAAGCAGCCAAGGCAGCAGGCAAGCCCAGCAAAGCACCCAAGAAGGCCATGAAATGAAGCCCGGCCTCTACGCCAACATCAACGCCAAGCGCGAACGCATCGCAGCAGGCAGCAAAGAGAAGATGCGCAAACCAGGTGCCAAAGGCGCACCCACAGCCGCAGACTTCAAAGCAGCCGCCAAGACCGCCAAGCCCATGAAGAAAAAGGCCAAGTGATGCAGGAAAAAATCCTCACCCCCAAATACGCCAAGAACCGCAAGCCGGTCAAGGTTCGCAAGCCCTCCAAGCCCATCGACGGCATCAATCACCGCCTGCTGCGCGAGCAAGCAGAAGCAGCAGCCAAGGCAGAAGCCCAAGCCGTGGAAGTCGTGGACACAGCCACAGAAGACGAATCAGCCCCCACCCGTGAAGAGCTGGAGGCCAAGGCCACAGAACTCGGCATCCGCTTCGACGGTCGCACAAAGGACAAAAAGCTGGGACAATTGATCCAGGACAGACTGTCCGCGCCAACTGGAGAATGACAATGGGATGGACCAAGCGCCAATTTATCGAGCAGGCCTTCGACGAGATCGGACTGGCCTCCTACGCCTTTGACCTAGGGCCAGAGCAAATGCAATCTGCCCTCCGGCGCTTGGACACCATGATGGCCGCATGGAACGCCCTCGGAATCCGCCTCGGATACCCTTTGCCATCCAGCCCCCAGGACAGCGATCTCGACGAGCAAACCAACGTGCCCGACAGCTCCAACGAGGCCATCTACAGCAACCTGGCGATCAAGCTCGGCCCCAGCTACGGCAAGCAGGTCATGCCCGACACCAAGGCCACCGCCAAAGAGTCATACAACACGCTCCTGTCACGCGCAGCCATGCCAGTGCAGCAACAACTGCCCAGCACCATGCCAGCAGGCGCAGGCAACAAGCCCTGGCGCGTCTACGACAATCCATTCATCCGTCCGCCCGTCGATCCCGTCCTGGCCGGTCAAGATGGCCCCATCGAATTCAACTGAGGAACCAACATGCCAACCATCAACCAGCTCTCGGGCATCAGCCAAGTCTCTGGCGGTGACCTGCTCCCGGTCTACGTCTCCAACAACGGCGACGCACGCAAGGTCTCGATCACCCAGCTGCTGCAATACTTCCAGCAGACCTTCGCAGCCCCCACCGTGGCCACCAACCTGTACACACCCGGCACTGGCTTCAACATCACCGTGCCCACGCCCACCACAGAACAACAGTGGATGCTCATCCAGCCTGCCGGAACTCTTGCCGCAGGCACAGTCACACTGCCATTGAACACTGGCGTGCCAGATGGCACGCAGGTGCTCATCACAAGCACGCAGACCATCACCAGCTTCACAATTTCCCTCAATGGCGCAGCTGCTATTTTTGGTGCTGTCTCCACTCTGACTGCTGGCGCTGCAATTTGCTACAGGTTTTACCAGGCAACAAATTCTTGGTACAACGTCACCAATGAGACATCTGGTTACAACGCAGCAATCCAAGCGTTTTTGAACAGCCCAAGTTCTGCAAATCTTCGTGCTGCTGTCACAGATGAAACAGGCACAGGCTCTTTGGTATTTGCAACCAGTCCATCCTTGGTCACGCCAGACATCGGTGCAGCCACTGGCACAAGTTTGACTGCCACAGGAACAATCGTTTCGACCGGAACAGCTGGCGTCGGTTATGGCACTGGAGCTGGTGGTGCTGTCACCCAAGGCACAAGCCGCACCACAGGCGTGACTATCAACAAAACCTCTGGCGCAATCACGCTTTTCAGCGCAGCAGGTTCGGCTACAGCCGCAACCTTCACCGTGACTAACAGCACCGTGGCAGCGACCGATGTAATCATCCTGAACCAAAAATCAGGCACCGATTTGTATGATCTGAAAGTCACAGCAGTTTCTACTGGCAGTTTCAACATCACATTCAACACAACAGGTGGAACAACTACAGAGCAACCAGTTTTCAACTTTGCAGTCGTTAAGGCTGTTGCAGCTTAAAAACATGGCCACCAAAGACACACGCCTTGCACGCGCCGGGGTCTCGGGCTACAACAAGCCCAAGGCCACCCCAAGCCACCCCACCAAAAGCCACGTCGTCGTGGCCAAGTCGGGTGACGAGATCAAGACCATCCGCTTCGGTCAGCAAGGCGTGTCCGGCTCTCCCAAAAAAGAGGGCGAATCCAAGGCCAGCCAAGCGCGGCGCGAATCATTCAAAGCTCGGCACGCTGAAAACATTGCCAAGGGCAAACTGAGCGCAGCGTATTGGGCCAACAAGGTCAAGTGGTAAGCCATGCAAATTCCAATCCTCAACGGCATCTATGCCGACACCACCCCAGAGCTGCGCACGGCCTACCCGGTCAACATGGTGCCAGTCCCAAAGCAGTCCGGCATCAGCAACGGATTTCTGCGCCCTGGTGACGGCATCGTGGCCAATGGCACAGGCCCAGGCACAGATCGTGGTGGCATCAACTGGAACGGCGTCTGCTACCGAGTCATGGGCACCAAGCTGGTGTCCATTGCCAGC